GCACAAAACAACACAGCAACTGCTGGTGTATTCGACCTCGACGTTGACTCCAACGGTAGATGGTCGGTTGAAAAATTCAAGGGACTCCTATTCCAGATTGAGCGAGACATGAATGCCATCGGGCATGAAACTCGTCGCGGAAAGGGCAACATCCTCATCTGCTCTGCTGATGTGGCATCTGCTCTCTCTATGGCTGGTGTGCTTGACTACTCTTCTGGTCTTGCTAGTGCAGTTAATCCTCTAGGAAATGTAGATGATAACTCTTCTACCCTCGTAGGAACCCTTAACGGACGCATCAAGGTCTATGTTGACCCTTACTCTGCTAACGTAAGTGACGCTCACTTCTACGTTTCAGGTTACAAAGGTTCTTCTGCCTATGACGCTGGTCTATTCTACTGCCCTTACGTGCCGCTACAAATGGTACGCGCAGTCGGACAAGACACCTTCCAACCAAAAATTGGCTTTAAGACTCGTTACGGAATGGTTGCAAACCCATTTGCTGAAGGTCTTACCCAAGGTCAAGGTGCTCTTACAGCGAATGCTAACCGTTACTATAGACGTGTTAGGGTTAATAACCTCATGTAGTATCGATTACGATATCAACACAAGGCACCCTCACGGGTGCCTTTTTTATTGTTAAATAGTTCGATGAGTATCTCTCCATTATGAACGGACGACTTGACAAAGTAGCGATGACCGCTTATATTATGAAAATGAAAACAGGTCTTCACGATAAGTCGTGGTATCCTGAGTGGAATGATGAGCAGCGTGGTGCTGCTCAAAGGATTCTAATAAATGTGTTAGAGAGACTGGATGAATACTGGCAATGACCGAAGAGATGATAAAAAAGATCTCTTATACAAAGGAGGAGGTCGATAAACTTATCGCTGAGGCCGTCGAAGAGGCACGGAAGATAGATGAAGCCTCGATGGCAGAGCACAACTTTAAAGCAACTATCATATCAATGGTTTTGGGTTTTATATGTCTCGCACTGTTCGTCGATGGATTACTAAGAATTTTGGGTATAATCCCACCCTTTATGGATTTAGATGTTAACGTAATAGATGATATAATAGAGAGGGTAGAGGGAGATGTTATGCCTCTCATAGATAAAGCCCAACGATACATACCGAGACGATAGATGCAAGCACTAATCATTTTCATGTCCTTCTTGGACTTTATGTTCTATCCTACGATAGTAGCAACGATAGTTGCAGTTATTATTGAACAAATTATTCGGAGGGTAGATAGTGCTTCAGAGCAAGCAGTATTTACTGCCATGAAGATTCGTAAATTCTTATATCGACAAGCAGTCATAGTTAATATACTATGGTTCTTAGGATATGCTATCCTAATTTTCACAGTGGGTAGACAGGCACCCCAACAGATGCCTGATATGATTTGGCAGGGTTAAGTGGTAGATGAAATTGCGATGTTTATTCGGACCGTTGCGGAAAGTCTCGACGGTCACGAGAGAATGGAGTGTGAGTATGAATGGATAGAGAAGGATGACCTATGGATTAAGAATGAGATGTGGACAGCACGTGCTCTCCGCAAGATTCATCTTGAGACATGTAAGGTTAAAGGACTAGATGTATTACATTGTGTCTTCTTCCCTGACTATAACTATAATATACCCATCTTTGGATGTGATATCATTGCTAGTAAGTATAGGAATATCTCAATCGTAGATGTCTCACCAACTAGAGGTAGTGACTGGGTATATCCTAAGATTCAAGCAGTATCACAAAACTATAGGTTTAAGGAACCACAGTTGCTACCTGAGTGGGGTGATATATTCTCTCATTATATGAAGTTTCAACGTATCAGAGATGATGTTGAGCAGATTATGTACTTTAAAGTGTTGCAGGAATACCTTACTATCTACAGAGATGCAGTAGGTAAGGCAGAGAAGATGGATTATATTGATGCAATGATTGCAATGGATGACCAGATACACTATAGTACGCAACAAAGAAAGAATGAGAAGACAATAGCAACGTTAGGTGCTTGGTTTGACAAGGATTGGGCGTTGAGTTATATTGACAATATACTCTTTGATTTACCTAAATAAGACATGGACAACATCGAAGACCTATGGGAGACTGGCGAAGAGGAGTGGTCAACTGAACAAGAATCAGGTGACATACTCTTTGAGGATCCCCCTGTAATGAAGTTAGACTTTAATGATTATGAATAAGACGTTCAGCATACAACCCACTGGTGTTATAACCTTGGATGGGGTAGAAGTATTTCAGTCTAGTGTAAGTCAACAGCATGCTAGAGAAGTATTGCATGAGACATGCGAAGAGTTTGGCTATGAAGTAGTTGAGGAATGGGAAATGGATGATGACAGTATAGAGTTAACGGTAAAGAAATGAACTTCATCTTCCTAGTCGTATTTGCCTTCACATGTTACATGGCAGTAAGGTATATGATGATGGTATGGAAATGGGATGGTGGTATGGTAGACCCTACTAGACCACCTGAAGTTATTAGAAGACAGGTTACTAAAGCACCTCATCCTGAGATGGCAGATGTTAAACCTGGAGATGAATTGTTGGTGGTTAATTTCTCTAAACCTATTGACCAGCAACGTGACCCACTCTATGAAGATTTACAGAGAAGGATTGAAGACCCTTGGGATGAAGAGGATGACGATGGTGACGGAGATGTCCCTGCCATTCTAAATAGATAAGGAGACCTGCGTTCTACCATGACATCAAGTTGGAATACACAAATAAAGAATAAGAATTTTCTATCCCCAATAGGATTCAAGTTCACCCTGGCAAAGTTTCCTAAGGTGTCATACTTTTGTCAGTCTGCAAATATACCTGCAATCAATCTAGGTATACAAAATCAACCAACACCCTTCCGTCCGTTACCATTGGAAGGATTCATTGATTACGACCCTCTCAATATAACATTCTTGATTGATGAGGATCTTGAAAACTATATGATTATGCACAACTGGATACGTGGTCTAGGTACACCTGATAGTGGTGTTGACCGTGTGCAGTATGAGACTAAGATGAAGGAGATATCAGATATACCCATCAATGATAGGTATGCTGACGCTACTCTATTTGTATTGAATAGTAATTACAATGCAAATTTTGAAGTAGTATTTAAAGATTTATACCCTGTATCCTTGTCAGCATTGGAATTTAATGCTACAGTAGACGGTACCGAATATGCAATGGGGAACGTCTCATTGAAGTATATGGGATACGAAGTAAGAACAACATCTACGGGGACTAGAGTAACACAATTGTCATGAATCTTGAGAAAATTGAGGAGCTATGGGCTAAGGATGCTGAATCATTCTATGACCATAGGGAGTTACCTGAGTTGCTTGCCAACGATAGTATGGAAACTCCAAGGCTCCATGCCAAATATCTCCAATTATATAATGAATTTAAACTTATGCTGTCTGATGCACAGACAGTGTATAAAAGATTATATAAAGAGAAGTGGTTATATTACAACGGTAAGGCACCTGCCTCAGTATATGCAGAGAAACCTTTTGATCTTAAAGTATTGAAGGGTGACCTTGACATGTTCATCGATAGTGATGATGAGGTATGTAAGGCCAAGCAGAAAATAGACTACCTAGAAACTTGTATAAATTCTATTGATAGGATTCTTAAGGAGATTCACAACCGTGGGTTTGCTATCAAGAATACTATTGAAATTGTCAAGTATTATGGTATCAGGTGACTACAATTACAAAAAAGAATGAAGTCTTTTTGAAGGTTGATGCTGAACCACATCTTCACAAAGAGTTGTCCGAACACTTCTGCTTTGAGGTGCCTGGCGCAAAGTATATGCCAGCAGTTAAGCGGAGGTATTGGGACGGTAAGATAAGACTATACTCACCTGGTACAGGTGAATTATATGTTGGTCTATATGATTACTTACTTCATTACTTAGAGGAGAAAGGATACCACTATACTGTAGAGAACAGTGAGTATTACGGTTACCCGAATGAGGAGGAAAAGTATGTTACACCTGAAAGCATTGCGACTTTTGTTCGTTCTCTTCAACTACCATTCAGGATACGTGATTACCAACTCCGAGGACTTTACCTCGCAATTAAATGCAATCGCAAACTTCTACTATCGCCCACAGGATCGGGAAAATCTCTCATAATATATGCTTTGGTACGTTGGCACCTTCAGCATGAGAGGGAGATACTAATCATTGTTCCTACGGTCTCTCTCGTAGAACAGTTGTATAAGGATTTTATAGAGTATGGTTGGTATGTCGGGCATTTTGTTCATAAGATTATGGGTGGAGAGGAAAAGTATGTTAAAAACCCAGTCGTAATCTCAACTTGGCAATCTATCTATAAGGAGCCAAGGAAATTCTTTGAAAGGTTTGACGTTATTATAGGTGATGAAGCGCATCAATACAAGGCGAAGAGTCTCACGGGTATACTTACTAAGTGCTTTGACGCTAAATACCGCGTGGGTCTTACTGGTACTCTCGATGGTATGGAGAGTCACCAACTTGTCCTAGAAGGACTATTTGGTAGGGTTGACAGAGTAACACAGACTGTTGACCTTATGAAGAAGGGACAGTTAACACCACTGAAGGTGAGGATACTACTACTCAAGCATGGGTGGGTACCCTTTGATACATACCAGCAGGAGATGGATTACCTCTGTATGCACACCAGACGTAGTAATTTCATTACTAATCTGGCACTAGACTTGGAGGGAAACACCCTTATCCTCTTCAATTTCATAGAGAAACATGGTGAACCACTGTGGGAATTAATAAATAGTAAGGTAAATAAGGATCGTAAGATCTTTTTCATACATGGCGGTGTAGATGCTGTAGAAAGGGAAGAGGCACGTAAGATTTGCGAATCGCAAAAAGATGCTATAATATTAGCGTCATACGGAACATTCTCTACAGGCATTAACATTCGCAACCTACACAATGTTATCTTCGCTTCACCTAGCAAGTCTAGGGTAAGGAATCTACAGTCTATTGGACGTGTATTAAGGAAGGGTGACAACAAAGCTCAAGCAGTTTTATATGATATAGCAGACGACTGCTCAAGAGGTGCCAAACATAACTATACCCTTCGTCACTTGGTAGAGAGGATGAAGATATATGATGAAGAGAGTTTTGATTATGAGGTTATAAAGGTTAATTTAAAAAAACATGAGCATTAATTACATTAAACACGAGCAAGAATTCTTTGGAGTTATTAAACTTAACTCTGGTGAGACTATTATCGGTTCAATGATTGCCACTGAGGAAGAGCATGCTCCTGGACAAACAACCATATTCGTTTCGGACCCTGCAACACCTAACACCCATACTGTTGAGAAAGATGGTCAACTTGGCATGGCAGTTGGATTGGTTAAGTGGATGATGTGGTCCAATGAAGAGTTTTATTTAATCCAAGAAAAGAATATTCTAACCGTAGCACCCATGTCTATGGAGAGTATTCTTATGTACAAGATGTGGTTGAGGAAGGAGTGTGGAGGTGCTAAGACTGATCGTGATGTGAAAGTAAATAAGAATATGGGTCTAGTCGGTAAGGTATCAGACGCACGTAAATCCTTAGAGAAGATATGGCAACAGTCTGCTGGTTGACATAGTAGGTAGAAAATCTTATAATATACTTATGAGATGTGATGCAATGATATGCGAACCAATATGGCTAAGCGCAAACAACATTACGTTGATAATAAAAAGTTTCTGGAAGAGATAACTAAGTATCGTCAGGAAGTTAAAGAAGCAAAGATGTTAGACAAGGATAAACCTCGTATAACACACTACCTTGCTGAATGTTTCTTGAAGATAGCCACCCACCTTTCCTATCGTCCGAACTTTATCAACTACATGTTCAAAGAGGACATGATATCGGATGGTGTCGAGAATTGTGTACAATATATCGATAACTTTGACCCAGAGAAGTCTAAGAATCCATTTGCCTACTTCACCCAGATAATATATTACGCTTTCTTACGAAGGATAGCAAAGGAGAAGCGACAGATGGACATACGTGATAAGCTGATTGAGAAGTCGGGGTATGACCAAGTGTTCCATAGTGATAGTAATGACGAACATGCTGAGATGAATAGCATCAAAGGCAGAATCGAAACTAATATGAGATACTGATGCGGGATGTCCTACTAATTACGGACCAGCATTTTGGAGTCCGTAATGATAATCAGTTTTACGTTGAACGATATCGTAAATTTTATACTGAAGTTGTCCTTCCTACTATCGATAAGGAGGGTATCACAGAGGTACTATGCCTAGGTGATACCTTTGATAGAAGGAAAGGGGTAAATTTCCATAGTCTTGAAGCAGCGAAGGACATGTGGTTCCGTCCGTTGCAAGACCGTGGTATCAAGTTGACGATGTTGATAGGTAACCATGACATATATTACAAGAATACTCTCCGTGTCAATTCTCCTGAGCTTCTTCTTGGTGAATTTGATAATATTGACATCATTACTGAGCCAGTAGAGAAGGAGATAGGTGGTAGGAATATGTTCCTCATGCCTTGGGTGTGTGATGAGAATAGAGAGAAGACATGGGAGTCTATAAAGGAGACAGATGCATCTATATGCTGTGGACATTTGGAATTGATAGGATTTAGTCCTATTCCTGGTGTTACCATGACACATGGTGATGATGCAAAAGACTTTGCTAAGTTTGACTTAGTATGCTCAGGTCATTTCCACTGTAAAAGTAGTAAAGGTAACGTTACTTACCTAGGTAATCCATGTCAGTTGTACTGGAATGATTACGGTCATGATCGTGGGTTTCATATACTAAATACTAACACCAAGAAGTTAAAGTTTGTAAAGAATCCCTACCCTACATTCAATAAGATATACTATAAGGATGATATCAAGTTGACACCTCATAAACTTAAGAAACTTGAGGGGACGTATGTTAAACTAATCATAGAAGAGAAGAAAGATCAAGTTAAATTCGACCAAGTTGTAAGAAGATTGCAGGCAGTTGACCTAGCAGACCTGAAGATAATAGAAGACCTTAGTTATGACTTAGAAGATGTTGATTCTGATGTTGAAATAGAGGACACATTGACCATACTTGAGACATGTGTTGCAGAGTTTGAGAATAAAGATAAGATATTTGGTATACTTAAATCACTGTATATGGAAGCACTGGAGGTTTGATGTTTATCCTGACAGATAAAAAAACTAATGGAGTGTACGCTGTCAGGGATGATTCCTCAGTGGAAAGGGTCGTGCAGATATTCCTTGACAAGGATGATGCTGTTCGGTATTATGATCTGCTGAAGGCCATCGATTATCCTCGCACCCTTGAGGTGACTGAGGTTGAAGAGGATCAGGTGAAGGAGAATTGTAAAATGCATGGATATGCATTCACTCTCATCTCACCAGATGAATTTGTTATACCGCCACAACAAAATGATAACGTTCGAAAAGATTAGTTGGAAGAATTTTCTTGCGACTGGTAACTCTTTCACTACATTAAACATCAACAAGTCACCTTCTCATTTGGTTGTGGGAAACAATGGTGCAGGTAAGTCTACTATGTTAGATGCCCTGTGCTTTGTATTGTTCAACAAACCCTTCCGTAAAATCACTAAGTCACAGTTAGTAAATAGCATAAATGAACGTGATACTATGGTAGAGATTGAGTTCTCTATTGGTAGTGTTAGGTATAAAGTAGTCAGAGGTATCAAGCCAAATGTTTTTGAAATTTATAGGAACGATAATCTCATCGATCAAGATGCAGCAAGCAGAGACTATCAGAAATATCTCGAACAGTCGATTCTCAAATTCAACTATAAGTCCTTTACACAGGTTGTCATCCTCGGTTCATCCACATTTGTCCCATTCATGCAGCTTGGAGCAGGTGTCAGGAGAGAAGTTATCGAAGATTTACTCGATATCCAGGTCTTCTCACGTATGAATCTTCTCCTTAAGGATAAGGTTAAGGAAGCAAAGGATATTATTACAGAGTGTGAGCATGAATTAAAGCTTGCTAACTCCCATGTGGACATGCAAAACAAGACTATAGTCAACATGGAGAAGCTTAATCAAGAGTATAAGGACAAAGCAGAGAAGCGAATGTCTGAGATTAAGGGAAGGATAGACAGTAACAACACAGATATGCAGAGATTAACTGATGTTATTGCTGGAATGAGTGAGATACAGACAAGATATGATGAAATGAAGGAGATGAGGGTGAAAATATCTCATAACCTAGAGAAGGCAGAGAAAGATTTGAAATTTTACTGGGAGAATGATGAGTGTCCTACCTGTAATCAGATACTAATGGACAAAACTGAGCTCATTAATGGAGCACAGGCAAGGCAGAAGAGGTTTAGTGAAGGTCTTAACGTTATTACTGACTCATTGAACCGTGCTAACACTACAATCGTTGAGTATCGTGAGTATGCACAGAGAATTAATGAGTTGCAGCACGATAATAAGAGTCTCAACAGAGAATTTAAGAAGTTAATGGGTGATATAAACAAGGAAGCACCTGATATAGAGGCAGAAAGGGTGCAACTCCTTGAATATAAGAATGTTTTGTCAGGAACAGAGGAAAGATGTGCCAAAGTCAACAGTGATATGACTGATTTGAAGGTGGTTGGATCACTATTGAAGGACAGTGGTATCAAATCTAAGATTATATCTAAGTTTATCCCTATAATTAACCAACTAATCAATAAATACCTACAATCGATGGACTTTTACGTCAATTTCACCCTTGACGATGAGTTTAATGAAGTAATTAAGAGTAGATTCCGTGATGAATTCTCTTATGCATCCTTTTCCGAGGGTGAAAAGCAGAAAATAGACCTAGCACTCCTCTTTACATGGAGAGAGATAGCAAAACTCAAGAATTCAGCTAGTACTAACCTACTAATACTGGATGAGGTCTTTGATTCATCCCTAGATGACGCTAGTACTGATGAATTACTCAAGATTCTCAAGAGTCTGGGTAAGAATGTTAATTTATTTGTCATTTCCCACAAAGGGGAGCTACTTCTTGATAAATTTGAGAAAACCCTACGCTTTGAGAAGGTCAATGATTTTTCCAAATTGGCAGCATCATAGTAAGAAGGATGCTAAACGGACGTTAAGACCTCAAGCACTGAGGTCCGCCCGTGAAAGACGCAGACAGTTAAAAAAGCGTCTACTTGGACCCCCAAACCACCGTCGGGGGTCTTATACTGTACATATACACGAATTAACCAATGCCATCCTTTAGATACAACGAAGTAAAAGGAGCACTCGCTAAACTTCTTGCAACCGAGAACCTTATTGTAGAGCATGTAAGGTGTGAGACTGCATCCTTTGACGTAGACCAGAGAGTTTTAAAGTTACCCCTCTGGGATTGCTCTGACAGAGTATATAACATGCTAGTAGGGCATGAGGTAGGGCATGCACTCTTTACTCCTGTTGATGATTGGGAAGAGGCAGAGGTACCTAGATCATATATTAATGTGACAGAGGATGCTAGGGTTGAGAAGTTGATGAAGCGTAAGTTTCCTGGTTTACAGAAGGATTTCTATCAGGGATACCAAGAATTGAATGAGGATGACTTCTTTGGTGTGGAAGATGAGGATCCTAAGACACTGAAGTTGATTGACCGCATCAATCTATACTATAAAATAGGTCCATACTCCTTAATACCCTTTGAACCTGCTGAGGAGTCCCTCAGAGACGCTGTAGGGGTTACAGAAACGTTTGAGGAGGCAGTTAAGGCAGCAGTAGCAGTTTATAGATACGAAGCACAGAAAAAATTAGAGAGACAAGGGACTACAAACCCTGGTAAGACTGAAGATCATTCAATGTTTGACCTTGGACCTGAGACTGGTGAGAACGGACAACCAGATAAGGATGTAAATGAAGAAGCAGAGAGACCTAGACCTCAACCATCACCACAGCATGAGCCTGCTGATTTAGATACTCCTAGTTACGAGCAAGAGTTACTTGAGAAGTTGATGGGTAAGGAAGGTGGTGAGACTAATAGGGATTCGGATGAGGCACTAACAGATAAGAGTCTGGAGAGAAACTTGAGGGATATCAGTGGAAATCAACACGAGAATATCTTCTACTGTGAGGTACCTGACATTGATATGAAGAAGGTGGTAGTATCTCCAGATGATATACGTGAAGAGACTGTTAATTATTATTGTAGTCAGCAATTCTTAGATCCTGAGCATGACTATTACAAGGGTAAACCTGATTGGACAGTAGTAGATAGTGAATACAAAAAATTTAAAAGAGACTGCTCAAGGGAAGTAAACTATCTTGTTAAAGAGTTTGAGATGAAGAAGTCTGCTGCTGCATACTCACGTGAGACAGTAGCACGGACTGGTGTCCTTGATACTGCTAAGTTGCATACATTTAAGTGGAATACTGACCTCTTTAAGAAGATAACAGTAAAACCTGATGGTAAGAATCATGGTCTTATCTTCTTACTAGATTGGTCAGGGTCTATGGCAGAGGTTATTCTTGATACTTACAAGCAATTACTTTCACTATGTTATTTCTGTCGTAAAGCATCTATTCCATTTGAAGTATATGCATTCGTGCAGGATGCTACTTGGAATGACCAGATAGAACCAAAGGATGGTACTCCAGGAAACTTAAACATACCTGAGGACTTCCATCTATTAAATTTCCTTAGCAGTAGTCTAAACAATGCAACGTTTGATACTTATGCATTGGATGTATGGAGAGTTGCTTTTGTAATAGATTCACGTTATGGTGATACTCACAAGAGAGGATGGGAATTTACATCACAAATACCTTATTATGTCCCACCACACATGAATCTATGTGGCACTCCATTGAATGAGGCAATAGCATGTCTTCAGACACTTATACCATCATTCCAGAAGAAGAATGGTGTTGAGAAGGTGCATGTATCTATACTGTCTGATGGTGAAGCACAGTGGTCAAATGCATGGCAGGAAGTTGAGTTAGATTACACTGGTGAATCTCAGAAATATATCCGTAGGTGCTCTGTCCGTCACAATACACAGTTAAGAGACCGCAAGACTGGTAAGATACAACGTTGGGAGCGTGGTGGATTTACTAAGCAACTACTAAGATACATGAAGAGTAAGTTTCCACAGTGTAATTTCTTAGGATTCCGTATCTGCACACCTCGTGAGGCTACACATTACTTGGGTCAAGAGTTAGAGTTAGCAGCATTCAAGAAGAAGCACAAGGAGTGGACTAAAAACAAGACTGTTGGTGCTAGTATACTAGGATTCCAAGAGCTTTACTTTTTATCCACAAAGATTCTAAATACAGAGGTAGAGTTCGAGGTTGCTGAGGATGCTACTAAGGGGCAGATTAAGAATGCATTTAAGAAATCCCTGAAAGCTAAGGCAAACAACAAGAAGATACTCTCTTCGTTTATTAAACAGATTGCATGAATATATTTGCAGTAGATGAGGAACCAGCTCTGGCAGCGTTTGCGTTGCCAGACAAACTTATTGTGAAGATGCCTGTGGAGACCAGTCAGATGATTGCACTGGTCTTTTCTAAGTGGTATCACAATATAGGACCAGTATTTAAAGCAAATAACGAACCATATAAGACTGATAAGGGTGCTTATAGAAACCATCCCTGCACTAAATGGGCAGCAGAGCATGATGATAACCTTCAATGGTTGTTACAGCATGGTATTTCTCTATGCAATGAGTATGAAAGCAGGTATGGTAAGAAACATGCGTGTGAGAGGACCATTAGAATAGCAGCATTGGTAGCACCAGAAGGATGTCCAGAGAAACATACTCCATTTGTTAGGTCAATGCCTGATGATTTGAAGTATGATAATACTATTGATACTATAACAGCATATCGTATCTACCTTAATAGTAAGCCATGGGTGAGGGACAACTATCTCCGTGTGCCAGATAACAAACCGTACTGGATAGGCTCCACAAGTGGGAAATAGGCAGTATAATAATAGTATAAACAACAAAAGGGAAACGATGCCTCAATTATGCAATGTAACAACTGAAGACCTTAGGGACTTCTTGATAGGAAATTTCGGTCGTGAAGTAAAGACCGAGCATTTGCTGAAGGCAGTGGATAAATTCAACATAACTTATCAGACTGTGACCAAATATCTCAGTCAGTATAAGGTTAAGCGTGGTGTATGGAATTTGACAGTGGCAGAAGCAAGAGAACAACTAGAGCAAACAGTTACTCTAGTGTCACCTGAAGTTAAAGACTTGGTACCACAGAGAGACGAGCACTTTGTACCGTTTGGTAACTTTGTTGACCTTAAAAAGATTTTGAGTAGTAAAGTATTCTATCCCATATTCATCACTGGACTCAGTGGTAACGGTAAAACCTTTGGGGTAGAGCAAGCTTGTGCTCAAGCAAAGAGGGATCTTATCCGAGTAAACATTACGGTAGAAACTGATGAAGATGATCTTATTGGCGGCTTCCGCCTTGTTGATGGCAATACCGTCTGGCACAATGGCCCAGTCATCGAAGCACTTGAAAGAGGATCTGTCTTGCTCCTTGACGAACTCGACCTCGCCAGTAATAAAATTCTCTGTCTCCAGAGCATTCTTGAAGGAAAAGGAGTCTTTCTCAAGAAGGTCGGACGATACGTCCAACCAAAAGACGGATTCACAGTCGTTGCAACTGCTAACACTAAAGGTAAAGGATCCGAAGACGGGAGATTTATTGGAACTAACGTGCTCAACGAAGCATTCTTAGAGAGATTCCCCATCACATTTGAGCAAGAGTATCCTAAGCCCCAGACTGAGGTTAGAATGCTCAATAATTATTGTAAAGAGTTAGACTGCTGCGATGATAAGTATATTGCTAACCTTACTACATGGGCAGACATCATCCGTAAGACCTTTAGAGAGGGTGGAGTTGATGAAGTTATCTCAACACGTAGGTTAGTGCATATTATACGTGCTTTTGCTATCTTTAATGATAGGTTAAAGGCAATCACAGTCTGTCTAAACAGATTCGATGATGAGACTAAGCAGTCATTCCTCGAATTGTATGATAAGATAGACAACGAGGTTGACATTGAGAACCTTGACAATCTACTAGGGTCAGAGTAAACTATGAAGTATAGAGAAGATGATACGATTAAGGTGGTGCAGGATTATATCTCCTCCACCTATCGGTCACACTACTCAAATGAAGAGAAGGGGGTCCAGACTCTGGACCTTCTTGAGGCAATCGGGACAGCAGAGCATTTCTGTCAGTCCAATATTATAAAGTATGCCTCTCGATACAAAAAGAAAGGAAGGCATAAGGATGATGTGCTAAAGATCATTCATTATGCTATACTATTATATTATTTCTCAGGCACGTCGTACCCTGATGATAAACCAGAGCAAATCGGCACCCCACCCTCATTGATGGATTACGAATGACACAATTAGAAGCAGTAAGACAAGTAAAATTGAGCAAAGCAACCATAGATTTGCTCCGCAATTTCAGCACTATCAATAAGTCTATTCTTATTGAACCTGGTAAGTTTCTTGAGACTATTTCAGTCAACAAGAATATCATTGCCATGACACAAATCAAGGAGTTTATTCCTGAGCAGATGGCAATCTATGACTTGCCACTGTTTCTAGGTGCTCTGTCATTATTCAAGACACCTTATCTTTATTTCCCAGATAAGAAGAAGGTAGTAGTATATGATGAGGAGACACAAGGTAAGACAACATTCTATTACAGTGATCCTGGTATCATTGTAACCCCACCTGAGTTTAATGGTGACCTTCCTGATAAGGAGATCCATTTTGACTTACCTATGAGGGATATTCAGCAGTTGATGCAAGCTGCAAAGGTATATGGTGTGGAAGATTTGTGTGTCCAAGGATTTGAAGGTGAGTATAGTGTCCTCGTTAAGGACAAGAAGAATGATACCTCTAATGTATTCTCCTTACCACTGAAGAAGGTGACATTTGAAAGACCTTCTGAGGTGACTGATGAGCGTCGTAACTTCTGTTATTGTTTCAAGGTAGAGAACCTCAAGTTACTTGATGGTAGTTACCATGTTACCATTAGTAGGAAGAATATTGCAGCGTTTATCTCACTGACACATAATGACCTCAGCTACTACATCGCACTGGAGCCTTGAAGATAATTTCCTGACACCTCATTACCACCAAGAACTCTTAGATTTCTTTGGTAGTGATGAGATGGACTGGTATTATCAGGGTGATATTACTAGGGGTGGTAACCCTGAGTTAGGTAAGCAAGGATTTAGTCATAACATCCTTGATAAGGATAAGATGATTCCACCTAACCCAGTGTCATCCCTAGTGATGCCCCTGTTATTTCAGATTCAAGACTATATTGGGTGTGAAAATGTAACAGTTAGAGCACGTGCAGACATGACGTTGTATAATCCTAATGGGATTGTGCATCATCCTCATGTGGATTTTGAAACACCCCACATGGCAGCCATATATTATCTCAATGAGACTGATGGTGATACTATCATCTTCAATGAGAAGTTTCCTCACAATGGTCGGCTTACACAAGCGACTAGGGTAAGTCCCAAACCAAATAGACTATTAATCTTTGAGGGTCTTCACCTACATACAGGTCATTCTCCGAAGAAACATCCCAATCGTATCATTATTAATTCAAACTATGTCTGAATTGTTTCTCTGGGTAGAAAAGTATCGACCACAGACAGTGGAGGAGTGCATTCTTCCTGAGAATACTAAGAAATTATTCCAAGGATTCTTGGACAAGGGTGAGATACCAAACCTTTTGCTTGCAGGGTCGGCAGGAGTTGGTAAAACAACCATTGCTAAGGCATTATGTAACGAATTAGGAGCAGATTACTATGTCATTAATGGGTCTGATGAAGGTAGATTCTTGGACACTGTACGCAATCAGGCAAAGACCTTTGCTAGTACTGTTTCTCTTACATCTGAGTCTCGTCACAAGGTTATCATTATTGATGAAGCAGATAATACCACGCCAGACGTACAGCTCTTACTTAGGGCATCCATTGAGGAGTTTCAGAAGAACTGCAGGTTCATATTCACGTGTAACTATAAAAACAAGGTCATAGAACCCCTCCATAGCAGGTGTTCAGTGGTCGATTTTGGGGTCAAAGGAGCAGATAAAAAGAAATTAGCAGAAGCATTCTTTCATAAGGTCAGAGTCATCCTTGAGATGGAGATGATTAAGTACGAGGAGAAGGTGGTGGCCGAAGTGGTCATGAAGTATTTCCCTGATTTTCGTAGGACATTGAATGAGTTGCAAAGGTATGCTGCAACTGGTAAGATAGATGCAGGTATACTAGGGTCATCAAATGATTTTAGCATTGATAAGGTCATAGGTTTCCTCCGTAAGAAAGAGTTTACCAACATGAAGAAGTGGGTTGCTCAGAATATGGATAACGAACCTAGAGTTATCATGCGTAAGATATATGACAACCTCTATACTTACCTAGACCCTGGATCTATACCAGAATGTGTCCTTATTATTTCAGAGTATCAATATAAGGCAGCATTTGTGGTTGACCAGGAGATTAACATGGTCGCATTCATGACCGAACTTATGATGAGGTGCCAATTCAAATGACTTTACTTCAACTACTAAAGGACAAGTGCTTTAAGGTAGGTAACTTTAAGTTATCATCAGGACAAGATACAGATTACTATGTTAACTGTAAGAATGTTACACTTAGTGGTGCTGGTTTACGTCAGGTATCAACACAACTGGCAGGTCTAGTAGAGGAAGGGTCTGTAGCAGTGGCAGGTCTCACACTAGGTGCTGACCCCTTAGTAGCAGGTGTTGCTATGGTTAGTAACCTTGATGCTTTTATCATCCGTAAGGAACCAAAAGGTCATGGCACTCAAGCATGGATAGAGGGTCCACCTCAGGTAGAAGGAGCACTTGTTACAGTTCTTGAAGACGTAGTGACCACTGGACAAAGTGCCATAAAGGCTGTTGAGAAATTACGCGAAGCAGGTTATACTGTTAACAGAGTCGCAACCATAGTCGATAGACAGGTTGCTGGTGAAGCAGACATTAACATGGCTGCTGCACATTTAGAACTCTTTAGTTTATATACAATCCCCGATTTGTTATGACGGAACCCTATGACAACACTGGTGTCCATACCAATGTCCAGATCACAATAGATCTGAATGAATTAGTATGGGCAAGAGGTGAGTTCCTTAAGCAAGAGATGTCTGTTAATCAAGCAGAATACATAGCAGAAACTCTAAGAAGGACACTAACTTGGGACACTCTATATCATATGATTGATAGTAGTATCCTTGAATTCTTTGACAACCATGAGCACCCTGAGATATGGGATCCTCACTATGGTGAGATACAACCTGAGCCAGGACGTGAGAAAGAGCTGCAAGACTATGAGAAGGCAGCGAAGTTGAGAGAGAAAGCTAAGCAAGAGTTTGAGATGGTTGACCTTGTAGCACCAGCATGGACCATTAAAGTCCCACGGAGAAAGAAGAGTGAAGACCAATAGCATATATCCAGTAGAAATATATGAATGGTCTAGTGATCTAAACCATGACTGGATACGTGTGATTAATAAACTCCCTACTAAAGAGAGGGAGACTGGTATTCTTAATGCAGGTCCAGAGTTACACCATGATGAGAGATTCAGACCCCTAGTCACGTGGTTTGAGCAGTGTCTATATGATATACATCAGGACAAATGCTTTGACTGTGATGGGTTTAAGATAACATCTATGTGGGCTAACCGTTATCGACCTGGTACAAGACAAGAAGCACACAGACATGCTAATTCCTATTGGAGTGCCGTCTATTTTCTGACTGACGGTGCTCCTTTAGTGTTCTATGATCCTCTACAGCAGAGGTCATTAGGACAGTGGGATATACATACGTTGCCAAAGATTACAGAGACTGGTATACTAGAGAATGGTCCACAGATAGTTAAGTATACTCCAACTCCAGGCACGTTACTTATCTTCCCTTCATGGTTAGTCCATGATACTGAAATGGCCGAGTCTGATAGATATAGTATAAGCTTTAATGCACTTCCATATGGGAAGATTAATCAAGGCATTGCCAACCTAGATGTAATATGAGACAGAAATATACTACTGAGAATGTATTCCCAGTAAGGTGCTATAGTTTTAAAGCACCTGAGGAATTGAATAATCAAGCCCTTGAGGTTACTCGTAAGCAGGAGTATAGAAATTTTAACCTAGACTGGGATGGTAGAGGTGGTGTTGGCACCACTGATGATATACAGACGGACCCAGAGTTTAGACCACTCATGCAGTGGTTTCAACAGTGTATAGACACCTTACATTTTGACAATGGCTGGTGTTGTGATAGAATAATGGTTAATAAAGCATGGTGTAACAGAGCAGACCCCTGCTCAGGTCATCATCATGACGCTCATAGGCATCCTATGTCGTGGTTGAGTGGCATCTATTACATGACACCTGGAGCACCTACTATTTTCTTGGACCCTATAGACAGGAGAGAGTGGGCATCGTTACATCTTGACGGTGGTCCTGGTGCTGAGTGTAGATGGCATTATCACGGTGGACCTGGAGGGTTAATCATCTTTCCTAGTTGGTTAATTCATGCTAGTCTTGCTAACAATGATGATGTGCAGAGGTTTACCATTGCATTTAATACATTTCCTCAGGGCGATATCAATATGGGTGGATGGCAACGTCCAATGGTTAATGTACCAAAAGTAAGAGGATGGGATATTCTAGGACCATTACCACTAAGAGACTATAAGAAATGATTGAAGAGAAGGAACTACATTATTTCCCTACCATAATCATGGAGTATACTGACATCGGTCATGATGAGCAGTGGGTAAAAGACTTTACAACTTGGGCAAGAGACTTTCCAGCAGGCCAGGATAATTTTCCTGAGGGTGTTGTCACCAGTAGACCTGATATACACAAGCATCGTGACGTGCCATGTGTAGATAGGATTGTATTATTCTTTGAGGACTGTCTGGAGCAGTATAAAGAAAAGTTTAAACTTGATTGCGAAAAATTAGATATTAGTCTATGCTGGTTCAACCACGCACCACGTAAGAGTGGGTGGGGACATCCATTACATCGTCATCCTATGGCATATCTTAGTGCTGTATACTACCTTACTGACGGTGCTCCTACGGTCTTTGATGACCCAGTTATACCTAGGACATATAATGTCATGGATATATGGGAAGAGGAGAAGATGAAGATGGATGGTTGGAATCTAGGCATCAATGAGATGTATGAGGCCAAACCAGGGAAGTTAATTCTATTTCCTTCTTGGTTAAAACATTTCTCTGGTAGACAACTAGAGGATTATGATAGATGGACTATGAGTTTTAATGCGTTTCCATCTGGAAAAATCAATCAAGGTCCACACGGCATGCCACAACTTAACTTGAACGTATTATGAAATTTTTGAAGACACCACTACGTTATCCAGGCGGTAAGTCTAGGGTAGCAAAGGATTTTATTCCTAGATTCCCATCAGATTTAAAAGAGTATCGTGAACCATTCATTGGTGGTGGGTCAGTTGCGTTACTATTTGCACAGAAGAATCCTGACATCCCTGTATGGATCAATGACAAGTATGAATACTTGTATAACTTCTGGGTGCAGTTGAGAGATAATGGTGATGAATTGTCAGATGAATTGGTAAAGACCAAGCAAGACCATAGCACAGAGGATAGGGCTAAGGAGTTGTTTAAGTCTGCTAAGGAAGAGATAAAGACTGAAGAGGATGACTTTAATAGAGCAGTATTATTCTGGGTGCTTAACAAGTGTTCCTATTCAGGACTCACAGAGAATAGTTCCTTCAGTGCTACTGCATCAAGACAGAATTTTACAACACGTGGTGCAACATATCTAAAAGATATCTCTGACATCATTCAAGGATGGAGAATCACTAATTATGATTACTCTGAGGTCATGCATGCACCTGGTGATGGCACATTCATATACTTAGACCCACCTTATCAGATAGGTGTCTATCTATATGGAAGTAATGCTGAGTTGCATAAGTCATTCAACCATGATGAATTTATACAGCACTGTAGAGACTGTAAGCATGACTGGTTTGTGACATATAATAACTCTGATGCTTTGAAGGAAGCATATGGTGACTTCCATCAAGAAGAATTTAAGATCACCTATGGTATGAAGCATAGGGCAGACAATAAGCAGAAGAAAGAGTTGCTAGTATGCAACTATGATATCAACCGTACACCCTTGGAGGCATTGTATGCATGACAACCTAGACCAAGAGGTCGGGATTAAGGGTGGAGTCATGAATGTCCCTTTAATAGTTTTTGATAAATTTTATAGGGATCCAGATGGTATAAGAGAGTTTGCATTGAGTTTAGATTATAAGACTGAGGGTCATTATCCTGGGACAAGGACTGTGCCTCTCAATGAGATTGATCAGAATCTGTTTGAGGACATGAGTCTGAAGTTTCTTACTCTCTTTACAGATGTTACTCAAGGATTCTCTGGCACAGTGCTATCACAGTTTCAGAAGATACCTAGTCTAGGTGATGAGAGTAACCCATTAAATCGTGGCTTGATACACAATGATACAGGATGTTTCTGTGCTGGTGTAGTATACCTCAACCCCGACCCTTCACCTGGTAGTGGTACATCTCTCTACAGACTTATACCAGAAGAGCATGATGAGAATTGTTCATACGAAACACACAATGCACAGTTTGAGACTACCGTAGAGGTCAAGAACGTGTATAATAGATGCATTGTATACGATGCTATGGAGTGGCATGGTCATACAAATAGATACATGAAGGGAGAAGACCGACTGACACAGGTTTTCTTTGTCCAAAACTTCCACGTTAATGAAAGTATTGCTTCCAAGAGGTGCTATGGCTACGACATCTAAACATGAGTATCCGTTAAAGGATTACCTTAACAGTATTAATTTGAAGCAAGGTGACCTCTCAGGTGATGAGAGAGCAATGAAAAAGTATCCAGCATATGTCATCAATAAATGTTTATCATCATTCATTGATACAGTGATGCATGCTAATGAAATGAATGCTTCTTCACATTTAGATAACGATTTACAGTACCAATATTTTATACATAGTGTTAGAAAATCAAAGCGATTTTCTCCTTGGGATAAGAAGTCCAAAGACTGTGACCTTGACCTTGTGAAACAATATTATGGTTACAATAATGAGAAAGCTCAGCAGGCAATGAGAATACTGACTAAAGAGCAACTCGATGTTATTAAATTAAAATTAAATACTGGAGGAAGAAAATGAGTGAGGAGATCTCTTGGTCTCAAGACATGATGTTGGAGGTTACCCTAAAGGAACCAGATGATTTTCTCAAAGTGAGAGAGACATTGACTCGTATAGGGGTAGCATCACGTAAAGAGCGTAAACTCTATCAGTCTTGTCACATTCTACATAAACGTGGTAAGTATTACATAGTCCATTTCAAAGAACTCTTTGCACTGGATGGTAAACCTACTAACATAACAAGTAATGATGTCCAACGCCGCAACCGTATTGCAAAACTCCTATCTGACTGGGGTTTAGTTGAGATAGTGCAAGAGTCTGATGACCTTGCTCCCTTGAATCAGATTAAGGTCTTAGCCTTTAAGGATAAGAATGACTGGACTTTGGAATCCAAATACAATATTGGAAAGAAAAAGCAACCAACGGAGGTATAAGTGGCAGAGGAAGAAAAGAAAAACGAAGAGGACTTGACAAAGAAGGGACCTCTTGGTAAACTAAAGGACAAGGTACTTCCAGATGAAGAAGATGCTGCTGCAATCTTCAGCACATTTGTGCGTCTTGGAGTCTTGGTATGGTCAGGCGGGATACTTACATTAAATTATGTTGCGATCCCAGGCATACCACAGCAGAAAATTGATCCGACTTTTATAGCTTCAGTTTTTACGGGAGTTTTAGCTAGCTTCGGAATTCAGACTGCTTCAAAGAAAGGTGACGGCACTATGAAAATGAATGGTGGATCTCCAGGTCAAGTCTCTAAGGCAGACATGGAAAAACTAATTGAGAAAGCAACTCAAGCAGCACCTGCTCAGACAATTAGAATTGAGCAAGCACCATTGGTTATCGGAAGCGCAGCACCATCAAATAAACCACCCACTGCATAAGTTTCTTATGTCATACACGATTACTCTCAAGACTCCATCAGAAACACATTCATTTGAGTGTGGTGCAGATGAGTATATCTTAGACAAGGCTGAGGAAGAAGGTATTGATGTGCCATTCTCTTGTCGTGCTGGTGCATGCTCTACATGTGCTGGTAAGATTGAATCAGGTACAGTAAATCAAGAAGATCAAAGTTTCCTCGACGAAGATCAACTTGAGGCTGGTTTTGTGCTAACATGTGTAGCATATCCAACCTCTGATTGCACTATCTTAACTGAGCAAGAAGAGAATTTATATTAAAGGTAAATAACAATGCAAAAAATTGTCAACATCGTTGCTGTTACGTCTGGTCTTGTATCTGCTGCCGTTGTCGCTAGTGGTATATATGTTTACGTACAGCGAGATCAACTCATTGATAATGTCAAGTCTCAGGTTATGGAGGCAGTTACTGGCTCATTTGGTGGACTTGGTGGTGGACTAGGTGGAGATGCACTTCCTGTAGGTGCTCCTGACCTTGCTACTCCTACTCCCCAAGCTGCTGCTCCAGATGCACCCATTAACCCCTTCTGATGATAGAACTACTGGGTAATCCACTGACACAAGAGTATGATGATTTCAAATCTCTTGTGTTATCGGATGATTTCCCATGGTTCATTGAGAGGAACCCTAAGGATGATTTCGATTTCTATTCGCATGTATTTTTAGAGAGACCTTATAGTGACCGTAGATATCCTGCGGTCACTTCTCAGTTTATGGACCTTGCGAATGTTGTAATGAATCAAATAATTGATTACAATAATCTTGCTGTTAATTGTATACTGAGACTGAATGCTAACGCAGTTCATCCTTGGTATTATAATAGTCAGAATACTGCACCACATGTAGACCATGACTTCCCACATTACAACTTGCTAGTGTACCTAACTAATGCAGGTGGTGATACACATTGTGAAGGTCAAGTGCATGAACCAATAGAAGATGATGTAATATTATTTGAAGGTGAGCATTGCCATCGATTCCCTCTAAGGGATCGAAGAGTAGTATTAGTAGCAACTTACAACTAATGGACGTACAAAAATTAGCAACCTATGGTACCGCAGTCGCTGTTGTAGGCACTGGTGGTGTCGTAGGTGGCGGTCAAGTTATCGATAATATGCAAGGTGGTCCTCAGAAGAGACTTGAAGCAGAGGCAACCGAGCTAAGACAGATTGTCAGAGAAGAAGTTAAGGCAGCACTCTTGGAGGCATGGCCGACTAAGACTGGACCTGTAACAGGTACACCTGTTCCTAATCAGAATTATCGTCAGCAGGTACCTGGTAATGTCAGAAATAAATGATATAAGTATACCCACTCAGGGTATACCAAATATACCAGACATTAATATCAATTCATCTGGTGGTGGTATTAGATTTATCCAGCAGATTGGTGATAATATAAGACTTAATAGAGCACTAGAGAAACCTATTGTCATAGATGATACTAGGATATGGATGCAGGATCCTCCAGAGGCAACTCCTGTAGATGTACCTGTAACTACAAAGATAGGCACACCTATTGTAGATATGCCAGGATGTGTCAAGGTACACAAGGAGAATAAGAAAGGTAATAGAAATAAGCAGTTAGTAAACGACGATCCTAAAGGTAACACAGTATTATGTGATGGTGGTATGCCATACTATGAACCACCTGAGTATGATGCTAGGGAGTTAACTTGGATGACTGTCTATGGTGAACCTGAGGAAGAACCAGAAGGTATTAACACAGAGACAGGAGATATTGCAGCACCTGAGACACCAGAACCTCCTCCAACTGATGAGGGATATAAAGATCCAGAATGTCCAGGACCCACTCAACCACGGCTAGGGTCAGTTGGACCTAATGAAAAAGAAAAGGTTACTGGATACGAGTTACGACCCGATCCAAATAACCTTAATAAAAAAATATGTGTAGTCCTCTATGAGGATATTGGTATAGTAGAACAGTATCTACCTAGTCCTCAAGTAGCAGCAACTACTGCAACTATTGCTACTGTGGCAGGTGCATCGGCCCTCCTAGCAAAGCCGCTGGCTGATTTGCTTCTTCGAGTTTTTCGTCCTGCGATAAAGCAGGCTTTGACCAAGGTAAACGCAATCCTTGGAAGAAACCCCTATCGTTTGACTGAGGCTGAGAAGAAGACGAATGAGTATCGTCTGAAGAAGGGGTTGAATCCGATACCGTTTGCGAAGAATCACCAGAAGAAGGTGAAGGCTGAGAAGAAGAAGGAGCAGGAGAAGAAGAAGTAGATTGACTTAAGTCATGTGTATGTGGTACAAGTTTCCCACCTGGGTTTGTCACTACTACATCAGCACATACACTGTGGTATGGTGATGCTGGATGGAAAAATATACCTGCCTTCTTGAGCTCACCACAATTTTTGAGACGAGCTATCTCAAAGTCTAGCCGCTTGTTGGCAATGAGTTGTCTCTGCATATCATTCTGTGCTTGTGCAGCCTCATGACATTGCCTTACTAATTTTCTATTTAATGGGATTGATAGTGTCGCTGATATACCAGCATTGAATGACTGGTTGGCAGACATGTCAGTCCTTACTGGTTTGTGCCATGTAGGATCCATGCTACCATTCTGTACTGCATCAGGCACACCATCAGGACCATCTACATCTATTTCTATTTGTATATCTTCTCCATCTGGGAACCATCTGGTGCCATCATCCTTAGTCCTGTCGTCATACCAGTCTTCCCAAGGATAGTTTTTAACAGTAACGGTCTGTTTAGTAGTACGACCAGTTACGTCAGTCATATTATATTGTGGTTCATCATAATAATCTACCCAAGGATCCTTCCTTGAGTCAGCGAATTGTACATAAGGTGTCAAGTTAAAGGTACTACCCTGACACTGGACACCACCACCATAGGTGTTGGTTATGTATGGACCTTGTAATACTTGTATTGCCTGGTTCGTGACTGAGCCAGAACTATTTGCGATCGGGTTCGCTGTTGCACTTACTCCACCAACCCCTTGGTTCGCTAATGCTTTTAATGGTACCAAACTATTAAGTATTAAACCTGCTGCAATTACTGGGTAAACGTACTTGTTGTGTCTGTCACTGACTTTACGGTGGTGACTCTTTGTATTAGGGTCTGGTTGGTGACCCCTGGTCCTTGATACATTTGTGTGAATTGAAATGCCTCTCCTGGAGTTGTTATCGTAAAGTTGTTCTGGTTTGCGAAGTTTAAATTGTCGAAGGAGGATGTCACGCTTCCTGTTATGGCTGCTTCTCCTGATCCGACGCTTGGATTCACTGTTACTGTTGATGTAGTCACGGGAGGATTCAACGGTTCGTTGTTGTTTGAAACCCCTACCCCAGTTACTGAGTATTCCCATCCTGTTCTCATGTCAATTGAATTTATTGTTTCCGTTATCGTACTTTCAGTCTCCGTATGGCTCGTCATTGATCCCTGTTGAAAGTTGGGGACCACTGGGACCGCCAGGGCAGGTGCAGCACCGACACTTGCACATACCACAGCAGTCGCATATAGGACAATCCTCTTCTTCATCTTCCTTATATATCACTATCTTACTGTGAGTTCAGATACGAATTGTGTTGTTACTGTAGTACCTGCACCACCAGCGGTAGGAGCAGCATCACCAGTAGCAAAACCATGAGCACTCGTAACTTGACCAGCAAGGTCACCAGCAGATCCAGCAGCGGATGAGAACTGATTAGAGTATGCTAATACAGCACCAGTAGCAGGAGCAGTAGTTACTATAGCGTCACCTGTAGTCAGGCTAGTTGTGAAGCTAAATGCATTTCCAGCTGTCGTTTGTGTAGCATCTGGCACAGTAAATGTAGCAACACCTGCGTTAGACATAGCAGATATACCGCCGAGGCTTGCAGCAGCAGACCCACCAGAGGGTGTTACAGTTGTGGTAACATTGTTACCTGATATACTAAAAGTATTCCCAGCTCTAGTGACTGAAGTTTGAGCTGCGTCTACTTGCAAAGCAGCACTCGTTGTCATACGGTGGTGAATGTCGGCACGTGCAGTCGTACCACTCATCAAAAGCATTCCAAAAAGCAATATTGCTTTTTTCATGTATTACGACCTAAAATAAGTACTTCTATTTAGCATATTTACTCATTTTACGGGTACCCCCACTGACAGTGTGTGGCCGATGTGGTATAAATATATGTGGATGCCGAAAGGGTCCACACAATACAAACTCGCTCAAAGGAGGAGCTACTATCATGGGAAGCACACTAACCCGCTACAATGCATCGGATATGGATACTATCCTCGATGCTATCACTAAGAATTCCATTGGTCTGGATGAATTTTTCTTTGGACCAGGGTTCAGAACAAGCAGAGCCCAAGCAAATTATCCACCATATAACATTCGTAAAAAGAATGACAGTGAGTGGACAATTGAACTAGCACTTGCTGGCTTTAATAGAGACGAGGTAGAGGTCTCCACAGAGGCAAACGTCTTAGAGGTCAGGTCTAAGTCCGTAAAGGATTCCCCCGACGATGAGTACATCCATCGTGGGGTTGCTGCACGTTCCTTTACGAGAGGTTTTAACATCTCTGACGATGTAGAAGTCAGAGAGGTGGAGTTTAATAACGGACTCCTAACAATAAACCTTAAGAAGGTTCTGCCTGAACACCAACAGCGTCGAGTATATGATATAATTGATCCTGTTAAAGACTATAAAGTATAGATAGTATACTTGCACAACCATAGTGGCTGAGAAGACACCCTTCCGTAAATATTACGAGGAGTTTTGTGAAGTGTTTGGTCATCCACTATGGATGTTGCCAATGATGATGATTGGATTGTTTCTAATGATTGAAATATTACATACGAATGAGCACTACGATAGAAAGGATGGTGATGCTCATGGATACTGTGGTCGCCAAGAGTGGGTGAAAAAATTACAGGAAGACCAGTGGTAGAATTATTACAACTAATGCAAGCAGGACTAGCGTTTACCGCAGTCACTGTTGTGGTAGCAACAGCACCTGTTGCCATCATGACTGGAGAAGAAGTGCCAGATATAACGCCACTCATAGAAAACATACATAGTGATACAACAGAAGACTCCTAGGGAGTCTTTTTTATTTGGAGTTGTTATGAACATGTATGTTAATCTGTGTACTGGATACACAGAAAAATCAGATACACTCACTGTAGACTTACCACCTGAGTATGTGGATGAGTTTATGCAAATGGTTCACACCATAGCTGATGAGAGAAATGTCACAGCACGACGTGCATTTGTTGACATGGTACGGTATACTTATTATAACCTGATGGAGGGTACTAATGATAAAAATCGCAAGAATGCAAAACGGCGAGGACGTAGTAGCTGACGTTAAAGAGATACGTGCAAACGAGTCTGACACCAGAGCACTTGCGTATGAGTTTGACAATGCTTTTACTGTAACGTTGCTTCAGTCATCATCAAATATGTTTGATGACGTACAGACTGACCAGTATCAGGATGAGGAACCACCTGATCCACTTGACCAATTGAGTGACCTTAGGTTACAATTCTTTCCTTGGGCTCCACTTACTAACGGACGTAACATTGTCACACTGTACTCAGTTGTATCAATGTCCGACCCTCATCAGAATGTGATGGAGGGGTACCACAATGCCCTAGAAAAATTCAAACAATTACGGAGTGACAATGCTGAAGTTGATAATACTCAAGTCCCACCCAGAGATGTATATTTTGGGGAAGGTCTCGGAGATGGATCAGGAACCAAGTCTTCTGATTGAAGATGTGTACCTAGTTAAGGGTGGTAATGGCAGTGGCATTAAGATAGACCTCATTGAATATCCTAAGCATGTGTCAGACAGATTCCTCTTCTTGACAAGCACTGATGTCTTGACTATACTAGAGCCTGCCCCTGCTGTTATAGAAGCATACAACGAGAGGATTGCTGCTAAATGAGTCAGTTCTATACCAACCTGTGCCTATTAGGGGATGATATTCTCTATCGTGGGTATGAGGATGGTGTTCAGGTCCAGTATAGGGAGAAATCCCAACCAGTATTATATCTTGTGCCTCAAGCACAGCAGAGACCATCTAGGTATAAGACCTTGGATGGTAGGAAAGCATATCCAAAGGTGTTTGATGGTGCTAGAGAGGCACGTGACTTCATTAAGCAGTATGAGAATGCTGCTGGACTAGAGGTGCATGGGTATGAGAGATTCATCTATCAACATATAGGACAGAAGTTTCCTGATGAGATAGATTATGACATGTCCAAGATGAAAATCTATACGATTGACATTGAGGTAGCATGTGAGAATGGATTCCCTGATGTAGAAGCATCTGCTGAGGAGATGCTATGCATTACTATTAAAGACTTTAATACTAAGAAGATTATTACATGGGGTACTCGTGAGTTCCAAGGTGAGCATGAGTATCGTGTCTTCTGGAAGGAGCATGAGATGCTCGAAGACTTCATTCAATGGTGGGTGCAGAATACTCCTGACATTATTACAGGATGGAACTGTAACCTATATGACATACCTTATATCTGTCGCAGGGTAGAGAGGGTGTTAGGTGAGAAGTGGAAGAAGTCTTTGTCACCTTGGAAGATTGTAAGAGATAGAGAGATTGTTATTCAAGGTCGTAGGAACCTAGCATATAATTTGTTAGGTGTTAATATCCTCGACTATCTTGACCTGTACAAAAAGTTTACCTATACTAATCAAGAATCATATAGACTAGACCATATTGCTACAGTTGAGTTGGATGATGCTAAGTTAGACCACTCACAGTATGAGAATTTTAAAGACTTCTATACTAATGATTGGGATAGGTTTGTAGAATACAACATCCATGACGTGAATCTTGTTGACCAACTGGAAGACAAGATGAAACTGATTGAGTTGGCAGTCACTATGTCATATGATGCCAAGGTTAATTTTGAGGATGTATATTCTCAGGTTAGGATGTGGGATACCCTCATCTATAATGACCTAGGTAAGAGAAATATTGTAGTACCACCCAGAATCTCTACTAAAAAGGATGATAAGTATGCAGGAGCGTATGTCAAAGAGCCTAAGCCAGGTATGTATGAATGGGTTGCGAGTTTCGACCTTAACAGTCTGTATCCTCACCTCATCATGCAGTACAACATCAGTCCCGAAACCCTTGTTGAGAGACGACATCCAAGTGCCACAGTTGAAGGACTGCTCAACCAAACTGTTTCCATCGGAGGGGACTATGCTGTGTGTGCCAACGGAGCACAATACCGCAAGGACATCCACGGATTCCTCCCTCAGATGATGCAACGCATCTACGATGAGAGGACAATATATAAAAAGAAAATGTTAGCAGCGAAGCAAGAGAATGAAAGAAAACCAACCGCAAAACTCAAGCGAGACATTGCTAAGTTTAATAACATCCAGATGGCAAGAAAGATCCAACTTAACTCTGCCTACGGTGCTATCGGTAACCAGTACTTCAGGTATTACAATCTTGCGAACGCTGAAGCAATCACTCTATCAGGACAAGTCTCAATCAGATGGATAGAGGAGAAGGTTAATAAGTATTTAAACAATGTATTAAAAACTGACGGAGAAGATTATGTTATTGCTAGTGACACTGATAGTATTTACATCCATCTTGGTCCTCTGGTACAAGCTGTATTCCCCAGTGGAGAGAAGGACGATCAGAGTACACTTAGGTTCCTTAAGAAGGTGTGTGATGTGGAACTTGATCGCTATATTGCGAGTGCTTATGAAGAAATGGCAACCTATGTAAATGCATACGAGCAGAAGATGGTCATGAAGCGAGAGAACATCGCTAACAAGGGCATCTGGACTGCTAAGAAGAGATATATTCTTAACGTATGGAATAGTGAGGGTGTCCAGTATGAGAAACCTAAGCTAAAGATGATGGGTATAGAAGCAGTTAAGTCTTCTACACCTGCACCATGTCGTACTGCTATTAAGGAAGCACTCAATGTTATTATGACAGGTAGTGAAGAGAATACTCAGAAATACATCAAGGACTTCCGTCAGAAGTTTGAGGAGATGCCAGCAGAGGAAGTAGCATTCCCTCGTGGTTGTAATAATATACAGAAGAATACATCAAGTGTTACGATTTATGGCAAGGGATGTCCCATGCATGTAAGAGGTGCGTTGTTGTACAACTTCCATATCAAGAAGAATAAACTACAGCATAAGTATCCTATTATCCAGGAGGGTGAGAAGATTAAGTATTTACATTTAAGGACACCGAATCGTATCAATGAGAATATTATTTCATTCTTCCAGACTCTTCCGTCAGAGTTTGGACTTGACAACAGCATTGACTATGACCTACAATTCGAGAAGAGTTTCCTAGCACCTCTGAAAGCTATCCTCGATACGATTGGATGGGAAGCAGAGAAGAAACATACATTGGAGGCACTTTGGTCGTGAGTTTTTTAAAAGATATAGTTAAAGAGATTGATAATGAATACGCTAGTGTCGTTGCTGATGGTGTTGCTGCTGGTGACACAAGTGGTTTTATCGACACAGGCTCGTACATCTTTAATGCACTTGTCAGTGGATCCATCTACGGAGGAGTTCCAGGCAACAAAATCACTGCTCTTGCAGGCGAGTCGTCAACAGGTAAAACTTTTTTCTGCCTTTCTCTCGTACAGTATTTCCTCGAATCTAATCCTGATGGTGGGGTTATTTATTTTGAGTCTGAAAGTGCGATAAGCAGAGAGTTAATTGAGTCCAGAGGTATTGATTCCAACCGTATGGTTTTGGTACCAGTCAATACAGTACAAGAATTCAGGACACAAAGCATTAAGATTCTTGACAAATACCTTGAGCAGAAGGATAAGAAGCCTATGCTCATGGTCTTAGATTCTCTGGGTATGCTATCCACCTCTAAGGAGATGGAAGACTCAGAGCAAGGGAAGGAAACACGTGATATGACACGTGCTCAGGTAGTTAAGTCTATCTTTCGTGTGCTAACCCTCAAACTAGGTAAAGCAAACGTTCCTCTAATAGTTACTAACCATACATATGATGTGGTTGGTGCATACATGCCCACCAAAGAGATGGGAGGTGGTAGTGGTCTTAAGTATGCTGCTTCATCCATCATCTACCTTAGCAAGTCTAAGGAGAAAGATGGTAAGGATGTAGTGGGTAACATAGTTAAGGCTAAGACTGCTAAGTCTCGATTAACCAAGGAGAATAACCAAGTTGCTGTTAGATTATTTTATGACGAGCGTGGACTTGACCGCTATTACGGACTACTGGAACTGGGTGAAAAATATGGAGTATTTGAGCGAAAGGGAAACCGCATTGAAGTGTGTGGCAGTTCTGTTTATCCTAAACAGATTCTTGCTGACCCCGATAAATACTTCTCGTCCGAAATCCTCCAAGCTTTAGATGAGTGTGCCAGAAAGGAATTCTCTTATGGAACTTAAGGACTTCATCAAGGTCTATGATGATGTCTTAGACCTAAATCTATGTCGTAATGCCATAGATTTATTCGAGCATGATACTGAGGTGGTGACTAGACAAGAGGTCAAAGACTTTTGTCAATTCTCCATGCTTAATATCACGGAAGAGACAGAGACCAACAACAAGAAAGACTGGACTGTCATCCATACACAGATGTTATATGCTGTGAAGGGATGTGGTGAAAGGTACATGAAAGACCTTGACTGCGAACCATTTTGGCCCAAGTTAAACTCACTTGAGCAGGTCAAGATGTTTAAGTATGCTAGGAATAGGGATTTCTTCTTACGTCATATAGATGTAGGAGACTACCAGTCTGCTAGAAGATTCATATCATACTTCGTCTTTCTAAATGATGTAGTAGAGGGTGGTGAGTTAAGATTTCCAATCTTAGACTACACAATTCAACCTAAACGTGGTAGGGTAGTGCTATGCCCATCGTCGTGGCAGTATCCCCATTCATTTGAGAAGCCAATCAACGATAGCTATATGATAACCACGTATCTGCATTATCAATGAGTTTAAAGATAGAAGAGATAGCACTCAGTAAACTTATCCTCAACGAAAGTTACTGTAGAAAGGTTATGCCTTTCATTAAGAGTGAGTATTTTGATATGCATACTCATAGTGTATTGTTTGATACACTATCTGAATATGTCAATAACTTTGAGACCACCCCTGAGCCTAATGCTCTGAAGATTGAGGTGGAGAAACGTAGAGACATAACAGAAGATGTCTATAAAGACATTGAAAAGTTTCTCGATGATTTAGATAGAGACCAATACAACGATGACTGGTTAGTTGAGACCACTGAAAAGTGGTGCAAAGAACGAGCTATATATCTTGCGCTGATGGAGTCTGTAAAGATTGCTGATGGGCAGGACAAGACACGCACAAAGGATGCGATACCAAGTATCATGTCCGAGGCTCTTGGTGTGTGTTTCGATGATCATGTTGGACACGATTACATACAGGATGCTGATGACAGGTATGACTTCTATCACAGAAGAGAAGAGAAAGTTCCCTTCGACCTCGAATATTTTAACAAGATTACCAAAGGTGGTTTACCTAATAAGACTCTTAACGTCGCGCTTGCTGGTACTGGTGTCGGCAAATCTTTATTCATGTGCCACGTCGCTAGCTCCATGTTGCTCCAAGGACGGAACGTTCTCTATATTACAATGGAAATGGCAGAGGAGAAAATTGCAGAGCGAATTGATGCCAACCTTCTTGACATCCCGATCCAGCAACTCAGTGACCCCCTCCTTACCAAAGAAAAGTACACCTCCAAGTTGCTTCGATTAAAGAAGAAGACACAAGGTAAGTTAGTTATCAAGGAATACCCTACAGCATCTGCACATGTGGGTCATTTCAAGGCACTCTTGAATGAGTTATCTATGAAGAAAGGATTCAGTCCCGATGTTATCTTCGTAGACTACCTTAATATATGTGCGTCCGCTAGATATAAAGGGACTATAGTAAATTCATATACTTATGTCAAAGCAATTGCAGAGGAACTCAGAGGATTGGCGGTTGAATTCGACCTCCCTATTGTCACTGCGACCCAAACAACTCGTGGTGGGTTTTCTAACAGTGATGTCGATCTTACTGATACCTCTGAGTCATTCGGTCTTCCCGCTACTGCTGACCTTATGTTTGCTCTTATCAGTACAGAAGACATGGAACAACTCGGACAAATAATGGTCAAGCAGTTGAAGAATAGGTATAATGATCCTACAATGTATAAGCGTTTCGTCATCGGTATTGACAGAGCGAAGATGAGGCTGTATGATTGTGAGCAGTCAGCTCAAGATGACATCATAGACGCAGGTGACATTCAACCAGTCACTGAAACACGTAACAAATTCGAGGGACTTAAAGTATAATGGCAAACCAATTTACCAATGAACCACAAGGTAATGATGTGGAGAAGGCAGCAGAGCAGATTAATTCTGAAGCACGTGACCGTGTAGATGCTGCACAGAAAGACGTAGAGCAGACCGTAAAGGATACTCCACAGAAGGTAGAAGAATTCGTCAACGACGAGAGGATGGGTACTGCACCTAGGTCTAAGGGTATTGCTACTGAGAAACTTAAGGACAGAGATAAGAAACAGAAGTCTAAGAAGCAAGAGAAGTTTGAGGTTGACCTTGACAACTACATGGAGTTTGTAGATAAGGTCACATCTAATGCCAGTAAAGATTACAACGCACTCCTTGCACGGTATGAAGAATTAAAGGAAGAAGGATGTAAGATACAGAGACTAGACACTGCTGCATCTGGTATGTGCTCAGAGGCAGGTGAGTTTATGGAGATAGTTAAGAAGTTAAAGTTCCAAGGTAAACCATACAATCAAGGTAACAAGGAGCACCTAGAGAAAGAGTTGGGTGACATCATGTGGTATGTTGCACAGGCAGCACTAGCACTAGACCTTAGACTTGATGAGGTTATCTATACTAATACTCTTAAGTTGGCAGCACGTTATCCAGGTGAGATGTTTAACGTTGACTACTCTGAAAACAGAGCACCAGGTGACATCTAATGGATGCTCATACTAATGGTAGTCTGTCTGTAGTGGTACCAATGGATGATTTCAAACTCATCCTTAGACAGATGTGGAAGTCTCGTCAAACTGAACCTAAGATGGGTGAGTTGTATGAGAAATACTTAAAACTTACAACATTTGAGGGTGAAGATGAGATGGAAGAATTTATCCCAGGATTTCACGACTAATAAACTAAATAGAGGGTAGAGATACCCTCTTTTTAATGGCACTAGAGCCCTCCGAAATATTTACAGCAGCATCATGTTGTTTTCATTATTCTTTATTAGAAAAGGCACAGCGTAATGTACCTAGCTTGCTAATGCATTTTGTAGAAGCAGAAAAGGTTGCTGCTAGTGGAGAGGTAGTCTTTGCAGAAAATAGAAATCAGTTTCTTGCATTTTTTAGAGACCCATTGGATAACCCTGGTAACGTTGTTGATATGTTACGAGGGGTTTCTGCTGCTATAGCGATACAGAAATGGATAAAGTACACGTATAAGGTACAAAATGCTAGAGCACATAGGGTATACATGACAGGTAACGTGTGGCCTGATAAGGTTAAACCATTAGCCATAGCACATAAAGGGTTTACTGCGTACAACTCTAGTGACCTTATTATTAATCCTGCATCACAGATTAATGGTTACTATGGTGTATCACTTAAGAAGAAACCCAGACCTGATGATGGTGACCCTACTCTAATCAACAAAGCATTTGATACAGTTTTAAATGATAAAAAGTTTGATGACATTAAGATGGAGGTGGAGCGAGAGAGAGTAAAGTATTTTGCTGGACTTGTCAGGGATGCAGTTAAGGAAGGACACATTAAGATAGATGGTATCAATAATATGTCTGATGCTGATCTATTCAAACCTAGTCCTGCTGAAAGAGAGAGACAAGGCTTTGCTAGGAAGAGAATCTTTATTGATACTAAGGGCAGTCTAAAGATGCCTGAGATTGGTGCAGACCCATTCAACCCTGTAGAGGGTGATGCCTGGTTAGGTTATGGTGATACGAAACTGAATAGGTCAGCTCTGGCATCAAGAAATGATACCATGAGAGCATGGGTTAATAGACAGTTGGGTAAACCAGACTGCCCATTGTATAAGAAGTTATTGAAGGTGATGAATGATCATTCAGATACTTTCTCTAGTCAGTTAATAAACTTAACACTTAAGACTGACTTACCTAGACTGATGAAGGAAAAGAATCTAGGTAAGATGAAGTTTGGATTTGCTCTAGTTACTGGTATAGGTACAGCAACCAGAGGTAAGAAACTTTGGGAAGAGAAGGGAGCATTGCAGAAATATTCTGGTAAAGCAATTGATATTAATACTATTCTTAAAGGATTAGCAGAGTTAGATTCTGCGGATACAAAGTATAACTTTGTAGTTACTAATAGGATGGAGGCAGAACCTAATATGGATGAAGGAGGTGCTGCTAAAGTATTGTTTGATTTGAGGAAGGGTAACATACCCGTTATGAATATGGAATTGAGATACAAGGGTGGATTTGGTAGTCAGCCTCAGTTCTTTGGGACTCTATCCAATGAGTTCAAACAGATGCTGAAGGGACAGAGAAAGATCTGACCACTTCCCACCCTATAACCCCAGAGACCCTGTTATAATACAGACATGGCAAAGAACACTCACCTAGAGCACCTAGA